GCATATACTGCCTGACAATACGCATCAGGTTTTGATACTCCCTGCCCGACAACTTCTTGATGTTGTCGTTGCTGGCAAGTTGCTCCACGGTTTGCGGTTGCTCATCGGGTTGGGGATTAGGTCCAACCACATCGGCAGGTTTCTCAAGCGGTTGCAGACCTGCTTTCTCACGCAATTCGTCTTGGGTCATTATCTGCAAGAGAGCCTGTTCGCTTAGTCGCTCCGTGATAGGCTCCACCGGGATAAGTTCCATGCCTTCGACTCCGTTGAACGAGCCTAAATAGTTTATCATCCGCTCAACTTTGCGCACCCGGTCGTTGACGTAGGTGGCCTTGAATAGTTCGTAAGCCTCGACCAATTCGTTGCGTCCACCCAATTGGCCTTCGGTCTTGACTCCGAAAAGCATCGGGTTGGTTACACGATGGGCGATAAAGATCTCTTGCTGGATGGCCTTGTTGAGTATCTCAAACTGCTTGTCCATGTCGCTCGGTGTGAGCGGTTCAAGCGTAGGAGCCTTTGCAGCATCATCGTTGAAGGTTACAACGAAGCGACCAGCGTTGTCGGTACCGCTGAACTTGCGTTTGATTTGCCTCTCAATGTCCCCCTGCTCTTCGGGGGTCGGGATTCCGTTGTTGAAATTAATCAAGTAACCGCCCCAAAAGTTATTGCGGAGGTTGTTGTTGTGGAAGTTCGCCACTTGCACGTCTGCCTCAATCCAAGCGTTGCCACCGATGTATTCGGGCAAGGGATAGTGCTTCACGCCAGCAGCATAGACCCTGTAATAAAACAACTGCTTTCCGAGGCGGTTCTCCGGGTCGAATGCAGGAATCTTCTCGATGTCCCCGACCTTGGGGAACAACTGCATCATGTCGTCGTTGTACCAGTCGGCGACCTGAAACATTTTCTCCTCTTTGTCAACCCTGATTTTCTCGAATGGGACGTGTTCCATCTTGGCGATGGTCCCAAGTTTTGACCAAGTAACCGCAACCGCAAAGCCGTTGAAGATTTCCAAGTCAAGGACCAGTTTCTCGGTGATGTCGTTTAAGTCCTCCGTGCTTGACATTCCGTCGAAGAACTTGATGAACCGGGCCTGCTGCTCCACGGTCAAGTCATCCCCTGCCTGCCATCCTCCGCCCATGATGTAGTTGACCTTTCCGTTCACAATAGCGTTGTGCTTGGACGACCTGCGATAGTTGTCAAGAAGGTAGTAGGGGTATTCGTTGGCAAAGCCGTAGGTGATGTATTTGCCGGAGCGGTTCTCCAGCATCACGGGGACCTTATGCTCTATCCCAAGCCATTGGGTGAAGTGCTGCGTTGACTTACTCATAGCGTATGAACTGTGAATGAAAGGGCTGAAATTGCGATACTTGCACCGCTATTGATTGCGTTGACGTAGATGGTGAACTCATCGTTGACCGCACCCGTAACGTAGGCCTCCGTATAAATCGCATGGCCGTTCGTGTGGCTCGTTGTGATGTCAGTCATTGACTGGTCTATCGGTGTACCGTTCTTAGCGATGTAAACCTTGATTTGGTTGTTGTTGCCCTGTGCCAAGACCATGGACGCAGCGATGCGAAGGGTCGCCCCTGTTGTGCCTGTGTAGGTCAGCGAGTTGTTTGTCCGTGAGAAATTGTAGGTTGACAAAACGCCTGATTTCATCGCACTTGTCAACTTGACCCGTTGCCCCTGCGTCGGGGTGAAAGCCGTGTCGGTATCGAGGTAAAGGTTCGCAAAGCCTCGCTCCCGGTCAAGCGTTGCGGTATCGGCAAGGTCGTCGAACAAGCCGCCCACACGGGATGCGGTGTTCGCCCCGGCAGCGGTTTCGTTGGTAATGGTTAATGCGCTCGCTTGGAGGTCGCTTCGTGTTTGTACGCTCATGCGAAGGATTGGTCAAAGGTTGAATCGAATACCCTCACGCTGGATGCGAGATAGGTGTTGTAAGTAATTGAATTGGCGTAGGTATTGAAGCCTATCGTTGCGGTTTGTACAAATGCCAAGCCCGTTTCAACGACCGCCAAAGCAGCGGCAACCGTGCTATTGGTATCGTAAACTTCATACTTATAGGAACCCGTTTCAAGCGAGCCCACGGCAATTTGAAATCGGTCATAGCGGTTGGTATAGTTGGAAAGGTTGGCAGATTTCAGCAGGGTGAAATCGGTCGTGGTGTTCTTGGCAATGCTCGTGAGTCGCAAGATGTAGCGGTCCCCCGTGCTGGCTCGCTCAGTCCAAGTAACCGTCAGGGTGTTGGTCGTGTCAGGGTTCAGGTAAAGCATCTGCTTGTAAATGTGCGATGCCCCCGAATTTCACAATTTGCGCCCAATCTGCCTGTACAACTCCGCCCGCTTCTTGGCGGTTTCGGCCACGTTGAACTGCTTCTTGATGTCCCGTGTAAGGTTGTCAGCCAAGCCCTTGCGAAGGTCGGGGTCAAGAATCAACTGCTTGATGTACTTGTACCAGTCCTTGGGCTTGTTGTAAGGAACCAAGAACCCGTTCTCTCCGTGCTTGATTACGTCCGTGTAGGGGATGGTTTCGGATGCGATGATGGCCTTGTTCATCCACCCGGCCTCGACGACCTTCAACTCGGACTTGAGTTTGTTGAACTTGGTGTCCCGGAGCGGTGCAAGGGTTACGTTCACGAAGTTGTAGCCCCCGACGTACGAGTAGATGTCAGCAGCCTGAATGCGTCCGTAGTTCGGGTTATTCCCTTGGTCGCTGATGATTTTCTCGTAGCCCTCATATACCGGGTTATTGTCGTTCCATCCTCCCAAATAGAGGCGGTACTTGCCGTCAAGGTTTGCATCCCAGCGTAGTTTCTGCATCCCCTCACGGAGCAGTTCCATGTCCTCTCCGTGCTGCGCACCTCCGAACCAACCGAACTTGACGAGGTGCTTGTCGGGTTCTTCGTCAGGGTTGGGAATGAACTGCTGATAGGCTTCGTATGGCTCATTCTGCAAGATGCTCACATTCGCATTTAGAGGCCGTATTCGAGAGGCAAGATGCTCGGTGGTACAAGTAACCCAGTCAGCCAATTTGATGTGCTTGCGGATGACCTCTGCGAGTTTGGTTTGGTGATAGTGGCGGTACATGATGTGGCCCGATTCAAGCACCCAGTAGTCGTCCAAGTCAAGGATGACTTTCGCCCCAAATTGGGTCAGGGCTTTGTAAACGTTCTCCACCTGCTCCATCGTTCCCTGACACCAAAGCCTGCTGAACAAAAATAGGTCAATGGACTTCAACCCCTCGTCGCTGATGGTCGTGATATTCTCGACGCAGACGTAATCAAACTCCGGGTAATTGTCGCCAAGGTAAGCGTTCGGCATTTCGAGGCGGTAGTAACTGCACCCGGTTGGATGGGCGTTGTAAACGATACAAATCTTCATGGCCGTAAAAATAAGAAGGGCAGCCATTGCTGACTGCCCCTCTCAAACCTCAGATGATGAAAACCTGATGCGAAGATACTACGAACCGAGTATCTGTGCAGTCGATGGTGAAAAGACTGTGGATGCAATCAGGAACATCGGGTCAGGCTCCATCCCGGTCAAAGTCAATTCGTAGCCGCTTCTATCCCCGAAGGCAGTACCAGTTCCAGCGGTTCCAGCGGTTGCCTCCAAGCCGTTGGCAGAACCCAGCAACCAATAACGATTGTTGTTGTCTTGGACGATGACGATGACTCGATTGCGGACCAGCAAGCGGAGTTCGTTGCGGACTGCGACTTGCAGTTTGTTGATGGTGAACGTTACTTCGGGGGTGTAATAAACCGAGCCGTTCTCGATGCTCGCATTCAAGGTTTCAGTCAAAGAGGACGTAGCCTTAGTTAAGTCGTACTCAAAGAACCCACCCGAAGCGTACCCAGTGAAGCCTGTAACCGCACCTGAAAGGTTGGCATTGCAGGACCCCGTTGGGATGAAGGATTGGACGTAAATTGTTTTGATTCCACCTACGGAATCACGGCAGCCAAGGGCGTAGCCAGTTGTTAAGGAGCAGGACATATGTGTGTTTTGGTTTTAAGTTTCAAGAGAACAAAAAAGTGAGGGGAGGTTTCCCTCCCCCCTACACATTAGGTCAAGCGGAAGTCAACAACCAAGTCGGGGTAAGCGATTTGGACACCTGCTTTGAAGGCTGCTTGGAAGCGGACTTCGTCGTTGTCTTTGCTGAACCAGATTGAGAATTGCTCCTCGTCGGAAAGCAAGTCGGTTCCGTAGAAAAAGTTGCCGAGATAGGACGAAACGATGCGGTTAGTTCCAGTCAATCCGGGGACTGCAATGACACGGACGTTTGTGCCTGGATACATGATGTCGCCATCCGCAAGTCCAGCCAAGTCGACTTGGTTGTACATGACGTTAGCGGTTGATTTGAAAGCACCAAGCAACGTGCGGAAGTTGTCCCAACCGCAGAAGATTACGAGGTCCGTCTTAGTCAAGATGGCCTGTGGGATTTGGTTGTAGATGCCGTCAAAGATGGCGATTGCGTTGCCTGTGGTGATACCAACGGACGCAGAAACCGCTCCTGTGTTACCGCTGATGGTAGAACCCGAAGCAGCGT